GAAACATAAGAGAACTTCTCAAGAATTGTGTTTGCAAGACCTGTAAAGGCACCCTTAGAATCGATAACAAGAATATGCATTTCGTCGTTAGCGCCGTTTACGCCAGCAACAAATTGAGAAGTTCCTGGTGCGCCGTTAAATTCTGATGCATAATCGCCATCTGGACCCCATGCAGCGAAAGCTGTTGCATTGGCAGAAGCCCAAAGAGAAACAGAAAGGCTGTTTCCAAGTTCGCCTGCATACTTAGCTGCAAACATTCCGTCTGTATTTGCTGCGGACAGATCCATGTAATCCACTTCGTATTGATCACGATTAGCAATCAATAGTCCACTACCGTTTGCAGTAGCATTCTTTGCAACAGAAGTATTGGCAGCACGAATAACCTTAAGGTTACGAGCGTAAGACAGGAAGTTAGCGCATGTGAAATAGTCGAGATATGTAGAAGAGTCAGGCTTACCGAATGTGGATACGAGTTCAATTTCGTTTGAAATCGTAACAATCTTGTTAATTGGTCCCCATGCAAAACGACCCGCATAAGCGCCTTCTGTTGTACCTACAGAAGGTACAATAGTTGTCAGGTCGATTTCAGAGACATTTACGCCTGGTGACAGTTGAAATGGCATTGTGTTTCTCCTTTAGAAAGATTAAAATCTTCTTCTTTCATTTTTATTTAGTAAAACGAGTATTTATAGCTTGTTAGTCCAGTTCAAATCACCAAAAGGATCCAAATAACCCCTTTCTTTAAACCATAACTCACCTTGTGCGTCTTTTTCCATTCTATCATCTAGTCCATCATCTACAATACCAAATGGCACAAAGGATTCGTCCATAATGTTCATTTGTTCCTGCTGTAGTACGGCACGAATATTGCTATTGATATTTTCTTTAAAGTATCGCTGAGACGTTAACCATCCAAAATGAACAAGCGTCATAGCTAAATCGTCATTACTGCCTTCTTCGGCCTTAAAGCTCTTTTTGTCGGCAGAAAAGCGCATTAGCTCATCGATTGTCTGCTCATCATTAATTATCAGTTTGTCACTCTCAATTAAGGTCTTGAGGTTAGAACAACCGATATTTTTTGTCTGAGTGGACGTTTTTAGACCGTAAGCAATCTTTTTGGTAAAACCGGGGGTAGACTGCTGTCCCAGCTTGCCTTTGACCTGAATCTTGATTAGGTTCTCATATGATAGTTCGAAATGGATAATATCAGCTACCTGTAAACCAATACTGTTAATTTCCACTAGAATGAAGGCATCATTGTACATTTTAGCTGCCTGTACAATAACTGTAGGAAACAGCATAGGAGATATCTTATTGTTTCGATATTTAGCAACCTGTCTGTAGGGTATTTCCGTAACGTCGAAGATTGAGAATGTTGAATAGTCTAATCCTTGTCCTTCGGCAACGTCTACCGTCATTGTATATGTTCTAGTAAGATCTGGTTCTCTGAGAATATCCAAGAAGCCGTCATGACGAACAGGCTTATGCCAAACAAGCGAACGTAGTTTAGCAGGGTGAATCAGAGTATTAGCTGAACCAATAAACTCACATTCAAACTCTTGACGGAATTGATCTTCAGATGTGTTGGCAATCGTCTGTCGTTTCCAATCTTCATCGCGTCCTGGCACCATACTCCAGTGGATCTCAATTGGAACATATTCTGATTTGAGATCAGGATCATCGGATGTAGCCTTAAACCACATCTTGTAAAACAGGTTCAGTCCATTAGGTGTGGATACGATGATGACCTTTGTAGACTTACCAGAAGAAATTGTAGGATATGTGGACATGAAAAATGCTTCAGCAATATTTTCAGGAACGAACGCAAACTCGTCCAAAAACACAATGTTGAACGAACGACCACGAATAGATGAACCAGATGTAGAATCGGCCATAATACGTGAGCCGTTGGCTAGTTCAATAGAACCTTTGTTCCATTCTTTTACGCCTTGCTGTAGAAAACGAGGCAAGTATTCAAAAGCCAGTTGAAGTCTGCCTAAGATTTCTCTGGCCATCGCAGACTTGTTAGCTAGAACAGCTACGTTTACGCTCTCATTGAAAAGTATGTAGTGTAGCAAATATGCAACAGATGTTGTGGTTTTGCCAACCTGACGCGGGAGTTTACAAATAGAGAATCGGTTGTTGTGGAAGTTCAAAAGCATTTCTTTCTGGAAATCCCACATCTCAAATGGAATAAGACCGCGATCAACGTTAATGATTTTCATATAAGTCACAGCAAAGTATACGGGATCATCCGCACACTTTATAAACTCATCCATTTCTTTTTGAGTAAAAGCATGTTTAAAATCTTCGCGTGGAAGATTTGGGTTATTATTATACCCTTTGGTCATTATTTGTAATATGGATTCTTTGGATCGGTATCGTTTGTAACGTCTGGCCACCAATCAAGTTCATATCTTTTACCACTCTTAAACATTGCTTTCATCGACTTGATACGCGATTCATATTCTTCTTTACTAGGTTTAACATTACCTTCAACTACATCTAAAACGTATTGTATTGTCACAGCGTTGGCACTAAGACTAGCACATCTTGCTCCTACTTCACCTTTAAGATGGTCAAGCAATATACTTTCGCTACTATCAGCTAACACATTTGACAGTTCATGTGGAACTTTAAGATCAACATATGAATAAACGTAGTCATAGTGTGGAACAGGAGAAGAGTGTAGAATGTATTCATCCAAAACTTCAACTCTTTTAAATCCATCAACATCATGCCAAATAGCTCTATTTGATGTTAACTCATCTGGTTGACCAAAAGTTTTTTGTAAATGTTCTGCGTATTTTGCAGGTTCTTTATTTTTCCATTGGGATAGTGGAGAAGATGATTCTTTTAAAAACTGTTTAAACGTCTTCATCTTTCTGTTCTCCTAACATTCACTATACCTTTTTTCTTTTGAAAAATAGGTCTGAGACTTGTTTTTGGGTCAACTATCATATATGATTTAGATTCAGATTTGCTATCTTCTACTCTGTTTGTGTAATGAAGATGATCTATACCTTTTTTCTTTAGAAATGATGTTACATGCTGGTATGGTTTTTCGTAATCATTAGATTCCAAATATCCTGCATCTCTTATCTTTTTTTCCAAATCAGTATGTTCTCTTTTGGTAATATGTTTTCTTCTATGTAGGGAATCTATGACTGAAATAGGATCATGATTTTCTCCATGATCATCTATCTCTAAACCTTTTTTGGGGTTCAATTTGGCTCTGTAAGCCATAACATTTGCTTTGACTCTTTTGGTTTTGCTATCATAATCTGGACCATCACGGTATTGATCTCTTATTCTTGCTCTTGCAGCTTGAGATGTACCAAAATGCTGCATAGGTTTTATCTCTGAAGCATCAAATTTATTTTCTGAGGCATGAAAAAGCACTTGCGAACTTTCGCCTTTTTTCTTTTTAAACCTAGCAGCTTCTTCTAAAAACTGTTTAAAAGTTTTCATCTTTCTTTTCCTTAATTTTTTTTAACAAATCGGCAGTACTGCCTACAAATACAGCTTTCTCAACTGTGATATTGTCTGCGGGCTTCTCAACACCGTCCATCTTTTTAAGCTCTTTTGTTTTTTTCTGTAGATCATAGAGGTCTTTAGTGGCATCGGATACTGTTTTCATGAGTGTAGCAAGTACCTCATACGCTCTAGGACTTTCAGATTCTTTTGCGAGATCAGTTAACTCTTCAATTGCACCATTACCTTTTGTGATAAGATCACGGAATGTTTTGCGTGAAAGATTGTAATCTGCTTTCGAATCATCCTCTTCATGTGGAGTATTGATGATTTCTGGTTCAATCACTTCAACTTTAGTTGGCAATATAACGTGATGCTCAATTCCTAAAGCTTCAGATAAAAATTTATCTGTTTTCATAGTCTATGTCCTACTAGTCAATGTTGGGAAATTCTTGAATGTCTGTTGTGTATCCGTAATCACTATTTGGATTAGCGTTAATAGGATCAGGTTCAATAGTGATCTTTACAACCTTAAGAGGTGATATGTCGAAGCTTGCAATACTATAAACAGCATTGGATGAAAGTGCTCGAATCTGCTCACCTACTTTAAATTGACCTTGTACACCACCAAGCATTAATTTTCCGGTATCTGCTTCCCATTCTAGTACAGAACCGTAAGCTCTTGCAGAGTTGTAGTTTCCGCCTTGATACACAACATCGTCTATAATAAACTTGCCGCCGTTGCCTGATGATGTATTGATACGAGAAATGTATGCGCTTTGCATACCACCCTCGTTGTAGATATTGGCAATGACCTTGCGAATGAGTTTTGGATCTGCAACAGGACCCCAGAAGTATCCCTTCATTGTAAACGTCAATGTTGTGGTCACATAACGAACAGCATCATAATTGCCTTCATACTGCGCGCTGGTCGATACTGTATCAAGGACAATAGGAACGTCTTTGATATATCCCATTTCAGGAATAGGTATAATAGATACCGTATAGTCTGGATTAAAATATGGAAGAATCTGTTCTAGAATATGATTTGCATCATCTATGTTTTTAGAATAAATGGAAAGTTCAAACGAAAAGTCGTAAGGAACGCCCATGTACTGTGATTTAACTCGCGTAGATGTATTATCTTTTGCTTGTCTTAAAAGTGAGTTCTGCTTACGGGCTGCATCATAGTTCATTCCCGTAATCTCATAAGACATGCGCGGAAGTGTTAGCGCAACTTCTTTTTGTAGATCTGGATCTTGTTCAATACGAGTAACGTACTTCTCTTTTGGCCCATAGATGATTGGAACCTTAATTCGATCTATTTCTTTTCCTGTGTCTTTATCTTTGCGGATAAGCGAAATATTATTGAAGATGTTGCCAAAGATGACAACATACTTACGTGTTAGCTGATAGTAAAAATGTGATCCTGATAGCATTATGGCATTCCAAATGGATTTTGTTCTGTTGTAATCATAATCGCATCAGCGTCAGTTTGAATAGGTCTATTGTCTGACAGATCATAGTATGTGAAGTCACCAATATCATCCGTAGTTGCAACAGTCTTAGTAGTATTGGACGTTACACCTCGAATTGGCACATTAGCTGTGAAAACTCCAGTAATATTATATAGTTCTAATTTACCAGTTTCTATATCGTATGTCTTAACTGTACCCTTAGCAGCAGCAAATGCAACATTAGATCCCTGATAAACAAGCTCATCAGTATAATATGTTTGAGAGCCAATTGGTACGTTAATACTTATAGAATATGCATTGTCTTTTTCAACTTCATCAATTTCACTCATACCGGTATCAATTGATTCGCTACTATATCTGAACAGGTCACAACGAAGTTCGTAGATATACGGATCACGTTTACCTGCTGTAAAGAATAATAGTTCTTCTTCGACAAATTTGATTTCAAATAGCTTCTTCATTACAGGTACGTAAATTAGATCACCTTCACGTGGTCGCGCTGCAATGTTTGAAGGAATATATTTTTGGAATGATCTAGCAGAAATAACAAGATTTGTTGTGTCGCGAATATCAAGACCGAACTTAGAGAAGAAATCGCCATCACCTTCATAACCTTCAACGTTTGCAATATATGATTCAATTGTGTATGCGCGAGTAAACTTAGCATTAATGCTCTCTCCCCAAATTTCGTCTATACCATTATATGAGTCGCGAGGAATGTATTGTACATCGTGACCCATAATTTTGATTGACTCGACTATAACATCTTCAAAAAGACGTTGTTCACCTGTGCTACCTATGCTGAAGTTATTGAAGTAATGTGATACTGGCAATGGATTATCCGATCATGAACTGTGGTGGTTCTTCATAAGTATTACGGATCAAATCTTCAATTTCTTTGATCTCAGTAACAGCTTCTTCATATATTTGCTGACCATTCATTGTTATACCACCCGGAAGCTGCATACCGGCAAACTTCTTCATATTATTGCCCCATTGCTTTTTGATAAGCGCCGTGGCATATCTGATAAGCATACGATCGGTCCATACTTTAGGATAAGAACTGGTCTCTAGCTGAATGAATCCTTCAACAATGATCCAATCACCCACAGCTATTTTATTCCAGTTCACATCAATATAAAGTTTTCCTGTGTGTCTGTTATATCTAACAGGTTGTTCACCGTTAAACGTTATGTCGAGTAAACGGAGATGTTGCTGCATCTGTGTAAAATAGACGATTGACCCTGTTGTCAGAAGAGTCAAATCGTTGAGTCTCATCTGATACTGAAGGTCAAACATATTTCGAACACTAGACGTTGAACTCAAGGGGAAAATGCGAGTTACACCTATAATACTATCTGGAATAGGAATGTATTTGTGATCAATATCATCTGCTGTAATTTGATGAGGTAAATACCAACGCTCAACACCATCGAAGTGGAAGTCGCGAAAATACTGTAAGGCTTCGTCAATACGATCTTCTACTTGATCGTCATCAACGTTAATTTCAATGACTGGATGACCTAACTGCTTAAGGCACCAATCTCTAAATTGATCTCTATTCTGTGGTAATGCCATGTAAATACCCCTTTACAGAGTATTTATCTAAACGAAAACTTTAGTATAATTCCATATCGTGTCATTTTATTTTTTCTTTAATTGCATCCAACTCAGTTTTGAGTTCTTTGATAGCTTCAATCAACAAAGGTACAATTTTTTCATATTGAACTGTTTTATAGTTTTGACCGCTTTTGGAATATTCAGTTCCATCTTCATTTTGACCGATGTCAAATGGTGCAGGAACAACCACTTCAGGAAGAACCGCTTCAATTTCTTGAGCTATAACACCAACTTGAATTTTTTTATTAATGTAACCATACTTAGCAGCTACATCGTTAGATTGAAATGTTACACCGGAAATTTGATTGACTTTATCTAATGCATTGTCTATAATACATATATTAGTCTTTAATCTTCTATCTGAAAAGTAAGCCGTAATATTGTCTGATGATCTAATTTCGCCTGCTGTGCCAGATGCTGCTGTACCAACACCTAAAGAATTAAATCTTATGTTTGTTGAAGCTGTCATGCTAGTATGAAGTACAGTAGTCCATTCTCGCCATACGCCGCTTTGTAAACGACGAATTCTAATATCATCCGACCAGAATGATACCGCTTGTTGCCAACCATAACCATCTGGATCACTCCACAAATTACCGATGGTTTGATTCCAATTCCACCAATCTGTGGTAGGCATACCTGTTACAGCATTTCCAAAATAGAAGCCTGACGGATCAGTTAAGTTATTAGCTGTACCGTTTGTTTTACTTACAGACCTACCGCGCGCGCCATCACCTTGCACATAAGTTGCAGCAGTTACGTTTATTAGATTTCTACTATCATCAATTACAGTAGTTCCACCTACTTGAATTACCATCTTTGACCTCTCTTAAGATTATTATCTTTTTCTATGCTTATTTAGCGTCAAAGAAGAACATATGCCATAATCTTGCATCATCCATAGCAGATCCGAAATACTCGTTTGCAGCATGAATGCATCCAGCATCAAAGATCACAAGACGGTTGAAGATGTTACCAAACTGATCTACCTTGTCATATGGAGTGCCATCTAGGAAAGTTTTACCATTAAAAGCGGAACTAATATTAGGATCATCTCTATGTAATACCCCTGACGATCTATGTCTGAAAGTCGATGTACCACATGAAGAAGGAGCATCAGGCGTCAGGTAAATCATAGCTGCATAGACCTGCAAATCGCAGTGATATACAATAGGTTCACCCGACACATTGAGTTGAAATCTACCATTCATCCCATAGTCTTCCCATTTTGTGATTGTCTTTCCCAAAATGTCTTCAAATGTTTCCTTAATGCCAGGAAACAAAAACTGGTTAACTGTTCTGCGACCTATAAATGGTTTACCTAGACCACCTTCAACGTACTCTTGTTCCTTAGCAAATTCTCGAACGGCATAAGGATCATGATAGAAATTGTCTACAATAAAAGCCCGTTTGTACTTACCGTAATCATCATTTACTCTTAGTTTCGCGTTAAACACCGTAAGATTTCCTTTCTGCTTTGACGAATGCGCTATCAATCGAAACTGCATTTTCACATTTTCTACACAACATGAATGCTTCATAAGGATCTGGAATCACATCATTATAGTCACTCTCAAAGAGATTGCCTGTAATTTCTTCTACACCATAATCCATACAGCATAGTGATACATCGCCATTAGGCAACATAACGTTGTGATATAAACGCTCATCGCAACCGCAAGTCATTTGATTATCGCCATGATCAACTGTTAAGAACTTCTGATCATTAAGTTCAGGCTTTAGAATACGTTCACCAATCAGATTGCCTGCTCTGGAATACATATCTCCTTTGTAGACCGTTGCGTCAGGGAATACGTGTACAACTTTTTCGTGAACCGTACCCATAGACATTACACTGAAGTTTTGAATCTCATGTCTGATCTTTGCCAGATGTTCTACAGTTTCAATGTACCGCTTTGTGATAGGATGCTTTGCTCTTAGTTCCTGATCTGGCAGATGAACAGTGAAACCTCCATTTGGTGCACCAGCAAAAGGAATATGCTTGATCCGATCTAAATCTTCTGGACTCATACCTACTAGTGTGGTAAATACTGAAACGGGATGACCTGTTTCGTGCGCGTACAATACCATTTCAGTACAATCACTATTCATCCACGGCTCAACAAATCCTGAGAAGGTAACACGAACTTCTTTAGGTAGCTTATCAACAGCCTTCTTAAAGTTTTCAAGAGATAGTCTGCGCTCACCCTTATAGTTTGCCACAAGTGTTCTTTGAGGACAGAACACACAGTCTACTACACATCCTTTTTCAGGAATAATTGTTGTAAACTCTAGCGTAGGAGAAACAGAATACTTCCACTTGTCTTTGATATATCTCTTCTCTCTAGGAGCAGTGTTATCGATTATCGTAAATTTTTTTTTTGGCTCTTCGACTACCACATTTTTACGATTGTCAATATAGACATTGATTGTCTTGTAGTACTCTAAGAACCACTCTGAGAATAGACTGTGCTTAATATCCACATCGTCTATAGCTAGTACATCATACTTCTCAAACTTAGACAGATAATTATCACGGAAATTTCTGAACTTTTCTCTTAGTTCGTCTGTAGACAGATGCCATTCACCAACAATGTAATCGACGTTTTCTTTAATGAACTCAAAGTTTTCTGGAGTAAAGATATCATACTCTCCACCTTCACAATCGACCTTCATGAAGTTTACATGCTCAATGTTATTTTCCTTAAGCAAGGTTTGGAATGTAATTGTTTCTACATTTATACCAGCTGCGCCGTGAGTTTCTTCCGTATTCTCGTCAAATAGTCCAATTTGAATTTCGCGACCATCAACTTTGCCGATAGCTTTATTGACAAGGGTATACTCACCAACATTCTTCTGTAGCGTCTTGAATAGTTCTTTGTGTGGTTCTACGCACACAACATTACTAGGCTTTTTATGTTTGATGCTCCAAGTAAATGGTCCAATAGAAGCACCAATGTCTAAGACAACATCGTTTTCCTTTACTGGAACAAACTTTTCATAAACATTCTGTTCGAAGATTTCATAAAATACCACACTTCTAAACCATGGGTTTTTATTGATTGCACCCCAATCCAATGCGTCACTACCATCACTACTGAACATATATTCTGTTGCATCTTTTGATGTTTCAGTAACGTCGAGCATCTTCTGTAGAATTTCTGGTGATATCAAATCTGGATGAACCCACCAATCTTCAAAGGTATTTACGCCATCTGGGGATAGATCGTTTGCTACCATAACATATCCCATAGACTTAAGATATTTGCGAGACTTATCTCTATATGATCTTGTGAAATCCGCATAGTAGTCATGCTCATACGTGATTACTGCAAACTTACACTTGTCGAATGGCATCTTTAACAGACACTTATAGGTATTTTCAGCAGGTTCGATATCCAACTGAAGATAGTCTACAGTATCACCGTAGTTCTCTTCAATCAACTTTTCATAGTCTATCTTTAGAGCGTCTTGACACAGAATTTGAGTATCGCGTTCCTTCTTATATTCTTCGACACATTTTGGATCAAATTCAACAGAAATACCTTTCCAGTTGAATTCTTTCTCAAGCAGATATGTATTGTTACCCTTCTTAGGTCCTGCACCCCCGATCTCAAGGAATGTGCCGTACTTCTTACCATTAAGCATTGCAAGTACAAACATGTCCTGATAAATTTGTGAGAAATTCTGTTTAAGTCTTTCTGCACCTGGGAACTTGTTTCTTAGCTTCGGGTACATAGACTTGTTATACATACGGTAGATGTATGATTCTGGATAGCAGCCTAGATGCTGAATATTGTACGTTACAGCATTACGATGATCATTGTCCAAATCATTCCAATAATTATCTACAAGATATTGCAGCAATTCGCGCGACTCTTTGCCTTTGCCTCTCCACCATGCAGCGACAGCTTTTTGAAAAATCAGTCCGTATCTGCCCGGATAATAGATATTCAAACGAGGGAATGTCTTGTTTTCAGAGTTGTTTAATCCAAGCTCTGCAAACATATACGATTCAAAGTACTGTCCTTCTTTTTCCAAATATCTAGACATGCTGAAATACGCTTCTGGGCGATCAGGCATTAGTGTAATAGCACCTTGAAACATGCTCTTGACACTATACTTTCTATTGTCTTGAAGATTAAAACAATTACCCATACGAATTAAACACTCGTATGCCATATTGTTATCAGAAGTGAGTTCGGAAGCTCTCAGAAAGAAAGACAGTGCGGAAGCAGTTTGTCCCATCGCTTCATACTGTACGCCCAACTTATAGTTCTTTGTTGGGTTATCTGAGTCCATAATGTACTCGTTAATCAAATTATCAATCATTCATAAAGTCCTTCACTGTCTGTTTGGAACACTTCAATATGTAAGAAGCATTATCTTGGAAACCGAATGTCATTAGAATTTCATCTTCATATTCTGCAAGACCGCAAGCAAACTCAATGTTTGCTCCCATAAAAGAGAATGCTTTTGACTTCGCGACTGGTTGATATTCTTTATTCCACTTAACCAATCTATGTGTATATATTGCATCTTTACGACCGGCTTCAGATTGAAACAGATCAACCTCATGTGTGAGGCTTAGATATCCGTCTTCAAATGGAATAATTTGTCCATTACCTCGTAAATCTCTAGCAAAGTAAATATCTTTGCTTTGGAAAACTGTCTCACATGTTTTCTCTATAGGATCTACCTTAACGATATTAACAGGATTTGACCATCTCCAAAAATGATACGGTTGATCGACTATGGGCATCCAGTTCTTTTCGCAATACGTATTGTCAATATCTGGTGCTGGTATACGCCATCTGGAAATTTCTTTAGCAGATGTTGGAGTAAACTCAATTTCAGAAAGTTCCATACGACCTTGACCATTAGTTGTCGTATCGCGCCTTACGCCGCATAGATATACTTTATCATCCCACTTGATCACGCGACCATCTTCGAGTCCGACAAATTCCCAAATAGGTTTAACGTCGAGTAAAGAAGTGTCTACACGATTGCAATACTTTATCGTTAAGTCGGGATTTAACTCACCGAAATAGTTTGTGGTTGTAAGGGTAATATCATTTTCAGGATTGAAATAGACAAGAGGTCCATAAGGATGCTCATGGATGTTCTTTTCAGAATGGTATAGTGTGTATTGGCAGTGTCTAATGTTGAGATAGATTCGAGCACCATCAACCCAAATACTTGGATTGAATAGTGCAGTTCCGTTTGTGATTTTGGAATCGAGAATAAGAGGCTTAACAGTGCCGCCATTTTCAAGAACAAATTTTGCAAAGTGTGTCATAGTATACCTTCATTATAAAGAGTTCAGTAGTATATATCTTCTCTCCAGAAGAGCTTTACACATATGGCGGCTTCGGATACTTGTCTTTCACTGCTTGGATCTTAGTCAAAATGTCTTGGTATTCAGCAGAATCTATGCCTTTTGATATGCCACCTAGCTGATCTCCCATAATAGGATATTCATTTCTACGAAGAGCATAGTAATCAGGATAATCTGGTTTTACTACCTCTTCTTTAGCAATGTCTACAACTGTTTCTTCCATTGTTATCCGATTTAACTCGATTCTTGTTTTAGGTTCCAATGCTGCCCACTGAGCTTCTTTATAGTCTATTTCATCATAAATTCTAGTTTCCATAGAAGCTAGTGAATCTGTAACGCTTACTCCTTGCGGAATATATACCATCCAGTCATAAGTATTTCCATTGTGAACGACCTCAAGATGAGCAATATCTCTTGTTTCTGGTGCTGGTGGTGTAAATATACCTTTTAATCCTATTGTCATATTATCTCCTTAATCTTTCTGCCAATACCACAAGTCTTGTTTCGCATTACTAATTTCTTTACCAATACTATTAGCAAACTCCCTAACGGCCTTATTCACGCCTTGAATCCTAGCAAAATCGTGACCAATAATGAATCCGCCGTTTTTAATCTTAGGATAGTAGTTTTTACAATCTTTTAAGACCTGCTCATATGTATGTAGACCATCGATGAATACAAAATCTAAAGATTCGTCATCAAACATCTTCACAGCATCATCGGAATCTTCGTAGATGTGATTATATCTTTCCATATACGGATCAACTTTTCTCAACATCTCTGCTTTATTGGCATCACCATCTGGCTGTGTATCATTCCAATCAATATAAACTGGATAAGAATCGACGCCGGACAATCTTAGTGATGGTAAAGTTTGTAATAAGTATTCCGTAGTGGTTCCTTCAGCAACGCCAACTTCTACACCAACAGGATTTTCAATTCCTTTTATAATTTCTGGAATATCTTCTCCTGGTAGCCAACGGGAAGCGCCTTCTGTTGGATTATTAATACCACCGGGTAATCTTGAAGTCCATCTAAAATCTATGAACATCTTATCTTCAATCGTTAGTGGTACAGTTGGTTTGATGTTTGTGAAATAATGATTGAGATTGACAGAGGGATGTGCTGTGTATTTACCTGTTGCAATATCCATGTGAAGACACTGAACATCGGTATTCACAAACACTTTTACACCTGACTTGCGACAGCGGTGTAAAAAGAAATTGTCTTCACCTACAAATGGAATATCTTCGATGCCGTTTGCGATACAACAGAAAGGCAAATCAGGATCTTCATCCTTCATGCGACGAAGCGTTTCTACTGGAATTAACATACAATCCATACCAGTTTGCCATGCTTCAAATACCTGACCTGGCGATACATCTGGAACAATAATATGATTGTCTTTGCGAACGCTGATCATAGCATGAGCGCACTTGATATAATAAACACCAGCAGCGATATGACCAGGATTTGCTTCGCATGTTTTGAGAAGATTTTCAAACGCATTATACGGAACAACTGTATCGTCGCCAATAAAGAATAGATATTTTGCACCAGAATCTAATACAGAATCTATTAGATAGTTTCGGGCAACATCCACAAGCATTTTTTCACAGTCAACATATCCATGTGAATGCCCCATGATAGCCACATGACATAAACTATATCCGTTAAATGTTTGTGCTGGTGTTTCTTCTTTATTGCGTTTAGGTTGAGCAATAACTACGAACGGCTTAATACTTTGAGCTTCATTTTTAATATTGTGTAATGTTTGAATTATCTTATCTCGATTGTACATAATGACTCCATAATGAATATTATCAATACTTATTTAGATACGGGTGTAGACATATTGCTCTAGGAAATGTAACGCCAGAGTTATTTCGTATTACTTGACCTACCGCGGCGCCAAAATAAGGCACAAAATAAATATCACCATTAGGTGCTAGAATACCACCGGCAGAAGCAAAAGAAACAGTATAAGCAAGACTATATGTTGATACAATACCAGCGGCAGATATTTTTTGACCGACAGTTCGCTGATAAGGAATAAAATGTATATCTCCATTAGGTGCTAGAACACCGCCACTAGTTAAACCAGAAGCAGTATAAACAAGACTGTAAGTTGATACAGTTCCATTAATATCTATCTTTTGCCCTACGCTAGATTGATCAGGAATAAAATGTATATCTCCATTAGGTGATAAAACGCCACCAAAATAAGCGGCCGGGCTTGTATGAGCAAGACTATATGTTGATACAACACCAGCGGCAGATATTTTTTGCCCTCTATTAGCACTATAAGGAACAAAATGTATATCGCCATTAGGTGCTAGAACACCTCCCCAATAAGCAGTTGTAGTAGTATATGATAAAGTATATGTTGATACAGTTCCATTAATATCTATCTTTTGTCCTCTATTAGCATTATATGGTATAAAATGTATATCGCCATTAGGTGCTAGAACACCGCCATTATAAGCACCACCTGAATTGGTATATGTTAAAGTATATGTTGATACTACACCAGAAGGAGATATCTTTTGTCCTCTATTAGCACTATTAGGAACAAAATGTATATCACCATTTGGTGCTAATACACCACCAATATAAGCAGAGGATGCTGTATAGGGCAAAGTATATGTTGATACTACACCAGCGGCAGATATTTTTTGCCCTCTATTAGCACTATTAGGAACAAAATGTATATCACCATTTGGTGCTAATATACCACCAAAATAAGCGGCGATAGATGTTGTATAAGCTAAACTATATGTTGTTACGATATCATTAGTAAACAATCTACCACCAGCAACACCCTCATCTAGAATCTTCTTGAATCCATTCCATCCAACAAGATCGCTACCAATGCTGCTGTTATTACCAGAAGGCAAAGTTCCTTGAAGTTCATTTCTAACTTCTTCTACAAAACTAGGTGAGGATTTACGAATATTTGCCATTTTTAAAACTTATTAAACCAGGGAGACATACATATGCCTTGACTGAAAGGTGATGTCATTGTTGATATCTCTTGCCCTACAGCGGCACTATAAGGAACAAAATATATGCTGCCATCAGGTGCTAGAACACCGCCATTATAAGCACTGGTAGTGGTATAAATTAAACTATATGTTGATACAGTACCATTAGCGGATATCTTTTGCCCTCTATTAGCAGTATCAGGCACAAAATGTATATCACCGTTAGGTAATAGAACACCACCAGAATAAGCCGCTGAGGCTGTATAAACTAAACTATAAGTGGACACAGTGCCATTAATATCTATTTTTTGTCCTCTATTAGCATTATAAGGAATAAAATGTATATCGCCATTAGGCGCTAGAACACCTCCGCCATAAGCAAAAGAAACAGTATAAACTAAATCATATGTTGATACTACACCAGCGGCAGATATTTTTTGCCCTCTAATAGCTTGAGCCGGAATAAAATGTATATCTCCATTAGGTGCTAGAACACCTCCAACATAAGCAAAAGAAGCAGTATAAACAAGACTGTAAGTTGATACAGTTCCATCAGGCGCTATCTTTTGTCCTACTCTAGCACTGTAAGGAATAAAATGTATGTCTCCATTAGGTGCTAGAACACCACCTAAATAAGCATTAGTGGTAGTATAAACAAGACTATAGGTTGATACAACACCCGAAGAAGATACTTCTTGTCCTCTATTAGCACTATTAGGAACAAAATGTATATCACCATTTGGTGCTAATACACCACCAAAATAAGCATTAGTGGTAGTATAAACAAGACTGTAAGTTGATACAGTTCCATCAGGCGCTATCTTTTGTCCTCTATTAGCTTGAGCAGGAACAAAATGTATATCACCATTTGGTGCTAAGACACCACCAGCATAAGCTAATCCAGTAGTATAAACGAGACTGTATGTGGATACTATATCTGTACTATAAAGCTTGCCCTTAGCAACGCTTTTGTATAACAAGTTTTGAAAATCTTTCCAAGCAACAAGGTCTGTTCCAACACTGCTATTATTGGCTGTCGGAAGAGTTCCCCAACCAAGTTCTTTTGTATCTGCTACCCATCGAGGAGCTATGTTGAATGTTGCTGTCATACTAATGTTTATTTAGATATGGTGAAGCACAAGTACCAAAATCTAATGGTCGTGCTGAGTTTGTGTAAAGTATTCTACCCTCATAACTCGTTATAGCAGGAAGCATAACGATTGTACCATCAGGTCTTAAAATACCGCCATAGTAAGATGCTATAAAGTCATTTGTAAATGTTGATACTACATTAGTTGCTGAGATTTTCATACATTGTCCAAATCCTGCATAAGGTATAAAGTATATATCGCCTGTCGGCGCCAACACACCACCAGAAAACTTGTTGCCTCCTGTCATAAGAATACTATAAGTAGAAACGGTTCCATTTGTTGAAATTTTTTGTCCTACAGTAGAAACGAAAGGTACCATATGAATTTCACCAGTAGAAGAAAGCACGCCTCCAAAAAATCCATCTTCTACTGTGTATGCTAAAGAATATGTACTAACAACACCACTAGCAGATACTTTCTGACCTACACTGGCAAGTCCGCGCGGCATAAAGTGAATATCTCCATTAGGTGCTAGAACACCACCACTATAAGCATCTTCTACTGTGTATACCAATGCATATGTTGATACTACACCAGCAGGAGAAATCTTTTGTCCAACAGCAGCATAATTTGGAACAAAATGTATATCACCGTTGGGTGCCACAACACCGCCAGCATATGCGCCGTTGATATTTGTATGTACCAATGCATATGTTGATACTACACCAGAAGCGGAAACTTTTTGACCAACAACAGCATAATTTGGAACAAAATGAATATCGCCATTAGGTGCTAGAACGCCTCCAACATAAGCTCCACTACCATTTGTATATGCCAGAGAGTATGTGCTGACAACACCAGAAGCGGAAACTTTTTGGCCTCTGTTTGCAGCAGAAGGAACAAAATGAATATCTCCATTTGGTGCTAGAACACCTCCATTATAACCAATTACTGATGTGTATACTAAAGAAAATGTTGTTGCGATCTCATTAGTAAAAGTTCTACCTGCTTTGATGCTTCTGTTTAGATTAGTTGAAAATCCTATCCAATCATCTGTAGGCGTGTTAGCATCACCGCTTGGAATAACACCGTGAGCAGTTTCATAAAAATCTATTCTATTGTTACTACCGATAAAGTGAGTATTTGCTGATGCAGACATTTTATCCTAACACAATAACGGTATACTGATTAGTTGTAGGCGCCGTATTAAATTCCAAAACAATGTGATTTAGCGAAGTGTACTTTAGATCGGGGTATACGTAGTATCCTGTTGAATTTTCTCTCACTGCAGGAATAACATAAGTTTTAGCAAGATTGTGTGCAACATTGAATGTGGTTGCTGATCCATTGCCTACGTTGCTCGAAAATACGGAAGCGCCACCACCTCCAGCTCCGGCAGGAACAACTTGCCATGCGCCCACAGATGTTGAATAACTCCATGTTAATGCGCCGCTTGTGAACGTTTGACCGTTTGTTGGACTACCTGGAAAATTTATTGCCATTTTTTATTCTCTTTGTTCTTTCTATTTATCATGTTAGTTAAACATGAAAAGCATACCAAATGTAGAAGATGATCCTCCGGCTACTATATATTCGATAAACGCACCACCTGGCGCACCTGCGGCACCAGTACCATTTGTAGTTGTTACTCTTGCACCTCCAGATCCACCGCCACCAAAAGCAAGGCCTGCTGTTCCTGCTGTTGTTGCGCCACCTGCGCCGCCATTACCACCATGAGAACTTCCGCCTGTTCCGGCTGTTGTTCCTGAAGCATTGCCGCCATTATTATCAATGCCTGCTCCACCACCTCCAGCACCACTGGCACCACTTGCGCCTGTACCTCCTGTACCACCAGATCGAGCAACATCGCCTCCTGAACCTGTACCTCCTGTACCGCCCGCACCGTTATTTGGATTACCGCCTACGCCGCCTGTTGCTGTTAGTAATAGAGTGCCGCCACTAGTTGATAATGTTGTACTTGCACCTGTACCACCTACAGTAGTTCCTGTAGTGCCTGCGCCGCCATCACCAATAACAAGTAAATATTGTGTTCCTGCAGTTGTGGCAATTGTTTCTCTAGCATATCCACCACCGCCACCGCCACCGCCAGCGTTAGCACTTAAACTTGTCCCTGCACCACCACCACCGCCACCCCACAAATGAACGATCATGGATGTTATGCCGACCGGAGAAGAAGGTACAGTTATAGTTTGTGAAACAGCAGTTGAATATACAACAGTATGCCAGTAGTTTGTGGTATTTGATGAGTTATAAGTTATTGCTACACCGCCAGGGCCGCCAGCAATACCGCTACCTGAGCTATCATCGTCTCTAGCACCACCACCACCACCGAAAGCACCGCCCGATGTTTGTGTGCCTGTATTACCTGAAGAACCGCCTGTGCCGTGAGCATTTAATGCGCCACCAGTACCGCTTGATCCTTCGCCAGAAAGACCTACGCCACCGCCGCTTCGGCCCTGGCCAGAGTTAGTAGCACCACCGCCGCCGCCTCCGCCACCAGATCCGTTTGATCCAGCACCAGTACCACCGCCAGCACCACCATTTCCTGTATAACCACCAGCACCGCCACCACCACCGCCAGCATTATTATCAGTCGCACCACCACCAGCACCACCTGAACCGCCGCTTGTTCTATTTGTTCCTGTTGAAGCGCCGCCGCCAGCACTTGCTGTTGAGCGATTTTGACCGCCAGAACCACCAGCACCTGACAGTAGTGCTGTACCTGCTAATGAAATACTACTTCCGCCACCGGCACCACCATTACCACCAGATGAACCAGCAGTACCAGCCGCACCGGCAACGACAGTTAGAATGCTTCGTGCTGTTGCTGAAGTTAAAGAACCGTTAGCTAAACCTCCACCGCCGCCGCCTCCGTTGCCTTGGTTTCGATCACCTTCAGAACCAGCACCGCCGCCACCGCCACCTACAACGACACCGAGGACGCTCGTAGCATCTGGAGGCACGACATATTTTACTGTCAGTGTTCCAGAAGCACCGCTAAGAATGTCTGTTTTAGTTACCATTACAATAAGCCCTTAAGCTGAACCAACACAACGCCATTTTGATGATACTGAATTCCATACGAATCCAACGTCAAGTCTATTTGTAGAAACTGTTGTGGTTGGCAATGCTATTGTTGATGCTTCAAATGATGCACCCCAAGTAATAGAGCGTGCGGCTGTGCCAACAATATATATCCACAATTTTTGACCATTTGTAGGAGTTCCTGACATCGTAAAACCTGTAATATTTACAGTAAGTGCTGTGATACCATATACATCAACGTTATCTGTATTAATACTTGGTGTTGCGCTTGATGCTGTAGTTGATACTCTTGGTGTAATCCTAGTACTTGTAACAGTGCCGCCGGTAATAGACACTGAGTCTGATGCTTGTGTTGCTATTGTTCCAAGACCAAGAGATGTTCTAGATTGGGATGGAGTTTCAAGCGTCCAGCTTGAT